TCATATCTACTTTGTCAGTACTCATGCGCATGGTAGCAAGACGAGGAAGCAGTTTAATTCCACCGTGACCGTATACTAGTTTGTTAACAGGGTTGATAGCACGAAAGACTCTAACTGTAGGCTGTTCGTAGAATTTCACATCATTGTATTCAAAGTTAAAATCATCATGTATGATTGCATCACCATCTACTACCCAAAAGTAATCAGTCTGACACATCTTTGCCGCATGTATATGTGCATTGTGTATTCCCTGTACACCACTCAATACTTTAGTACGTGGGAAACGTTCTTTAACTTTATTGAAATTAGCTTCTGCTTCAGGTTCGTTGTTGTGAATGAATACAATGTCATACAGTGGTGTATAGTTTATAGGACTACGTGTTGGGTTAGTCATACGAGTTCTGTATTCACCACTAGACCATCCAGTGATAGCTAGTCCAATGTTATGATCGTTAGTCTTTTCTTTAATTAGTACACCTAGCACGTTTACTTCTTCAAGTAATGTTCCGGGCATTACGCTTGTCATATGTTCAAACAGTTTATCAAGGAATGTAAAATTCTTAACGTTATTTGACCCGTCCCAGTAATTAACTTTGAGCATAAAATATGCTAGTCTTGCACCATAAACAGCGTATAGTCCGTTCTCTATATCTTCGCCAATATGCATCCAACGCCATATTCGGTCGTAGTTACGCCAGTCAATGTTATCATCACGTGTAAGTTTTATGACTTCACGGAAGCCTGCACGCCATGCTTGTAGTGGGCTACCGTTGATATGTAAGTCACTACCTATGTCGTTTAATTCTATGTACTTGTTTAGTGCAAAGTCAATGCTATCGTCATCACCGTTTTCATGTGTACGCATCTCCATGATATGTCTGACAGGCCAGCACTTGATACCACCGTTACCATAGCTTGTACCATTAATGATGTTATACCCCGCATAACTTATAACATCCTCATCATTGTACTCTATGTCAATGTCTGTTGTATAGAAGTTGTCTCTTACCCAATTGTCTCCATCAATAATGACTACTCGGTCAGTTGTTGCTAGTTTAGCACATTCTTTGTGTGCAGTATCACTACCTTCTACCCCATGTACTCTTAGTGCATTTGGGTTAAGTGTTAGTAGATGTTGATAGTTTTCTTCACAGTTTGGTTCGTCATAGCTTAGAAACACTGTGGTATAGTCTGAGGGATTAAATCGCATGTTAATATTTATAGCGTAAATACGTCATGCTTAAGATTATTAGTTCGCCCCCATTTGATGATT